GTTCTCGCTTTTATTCTTGAAGACTAAAATCCGATGATTTTTGTCTAATAGAATGGGAAAGGGAACACTAATCGGTCCGCTATAAAATGCAATCCCTTCCTTTGTCTGGCCCTTCCAGACCGAACCAATTTTTATCATTGTTGTTTTAGGTGTTGTTTTAGGCATAATTCCCTCCTTATTTATTTATTAAAATCACCATCACAACTATTCCGGCAAGGATTAAAACACTCGCAATAAGCCAAGTGTGATCCTTATCACAATTACAACCAAAACCATGATACTTATAATAAACCAAGTTCGATCTTGCTTATTCATGCTCTCTCCTTTATTTATTGCAAATATAATGATTGTAGTCTATCAAACTGTTGTATGCTATTGTTGATCCGATAGTTTATATAGTGCAGAGCTTTTCTCAATCCATTATGAGTGCCAGACTCTTCTGCAAAAAAGCATATTTCCCTTTTCTTGTCAGTTATAATCAGCCAGCCGTCTCTAGCACCGATTATTTTGAATGACATTATTTCTCCTTTAAATTAAAATCCTTATCTCATTATAAATTTTGTTCTCTGAAATTAAGCTCAATAAATTTCCAATTATTTTTTTCTTTCAACAATATCGCATGTCTATATCCATTAACACAATGCAATATTTTAGCCACTATATTTTTTCTTTTATTTATGGTTACATCTATCAACCATTTTTCATTTTCTTTTTCTGCATAATAATCCCAGTAAGGAGAAGGACTTATATTATTTAAATTTACAATATGTGAATATCCTGAATTAGCAAGAATCTGACTACCTTCTTGCTCTGCCTTTTCCCATTCTTTTTGAACAAAATGCTTATCTATTTTTATGTCTCTCAAATAATGCAAGCATTGCCATTTCGATACGCTTAAAGTTTCCATAATTTCTGAATATGTAGCCCCATGCTTTCTCATTTTTATCATTTCGTTATAAAGCTTTTTAGTAGTTTTTATCTTTGACATAATTTCTCCATTTTAAGCATTATATTTATTGTGTTTTGATAAATTATCCTTTGCCCAAAGAGGCTGAAGATTGCTAAGATTCCAACACTCTTTGAATTCAGGATCATTAACATTATTGAAATTAAAAAGGCTTACAGGCTTGATGTGATCAACATGCCACTTGCCTTGATTTTCCCATGTCATTCCGTCTCGAAATAAGCCCTCAAAACGGCTCATAAGTTCCTCTAAAGTGAAATTGACAAGGGACTCCCAGTGTCTACCGTTCTTTGAAATTTTTTGAGTTTTAAGGCTTTTAAGGATTGCTCTGCTTATACAGACATTCAATCTAAATTTAGGATTTTCTTTGTATTTTTGCTTTATATATTCAGCCCTCTCCTTTTTATTATTCTGATAATATTGTTTACTATATTCATCCCTCTCTTCTTTATTCTTTTGGTAATATTGCTTTTTTTGTTCAACAAGCTTCTCTTTATTATCCTTGCGATATTGTTTTTTCTGTTCAAGAATCTCCTCTTTATTATTCTGATAATATTGATTTGATTGTTCATTTATTTTTTCTTTATTGTTTTGATAATGTTCAGCCCTCTCCTCTTTATAATTCTGTCGATATTCAATGCTTTCCTCTTTATAATTCTGATAATATTTCTTACTTCGTTCAAGAATCTCCTCTTTATGGTTCTGATAATATAACTTATGCCGTTCAGTAATCTTTTTTTTATTATCTTTGCAATATTCAGCAATCTTCTCTCTATTGTTTTGATAATATCGCTTCTGATATTCAGCAATTTTTTCTTTGCATTTCATCTGCTTATTATCAAAATTCAATGATAATTGCTCACTCGTAATTGATATCATTTATTTCTCTAGCTTTCCTTCTAATGTTTCAATCCTTTTAGATAATTGCTTTAAATCAGAGATATTATGTCTTTCATTCCAGGCATCCTTTCTACATTTTGAAGAGCAAAATATTTGCCATTCACGAGTTGGAATGAACTTTTTATTGCATTTCCAATATCTGCATATTTTAGCTTTAAATTCCATATTTAACTCCTTTTTAGAAATTCATGCACAAGCCTTTTAAAATGCTTAAAAACTCGTTCAATACCATAATTATAGCATATTCAGTATTCATGTCAAGTACTAATTTCAATTATTTTTTCTTTATATCTGATTCATGCAGATAGCACATGATTATCCACCGGATCATACCTGAAGTCGTTCTACCATTTTCTCTTGCAACCCGTCTTAATTTCTCCTCAGTTTCCGGAAATAGTCGCACATGAATCGGCACTCCTAGCTTATCGTCTTTCATTTTTTCTCCTCCTATCTTATCAAGCCTTATTTTGTAATCTAATAAAAAAGTAATTTCTAAAAAATATATTTTTTCTCATCAAACTTTATTAGCCAAATTTACCCCGAGAGAAATTGAAAACTAATTCTTTAAAATGGCATTTTTTTTCTGTCAAACTTTTTCTCCAAATTATTTAAAACTCAATTTTTAAAAATAGCTTTTTTTTCTGTGAAGATTTTTCACGAAACATTTTAAAAACCTTTTTTTAAAAAACCCTTTTTATTTTGTTAAAGTTTTTTGGCAAACACTTTTGAAACCCAATTTTTAAAAATCGTATTTTTTTTCGTGAAACTTTTTCCGCAAACATTTTTAAATCCTTTTTTTAAAAATTACGTTTTTAAAAATTTCAAATTTTCTATAAACATTATTTATTGTTACCTTTACCATTTCCCCTTATATGATATTTTACAATTAATAATAATATCATTGCATGGAGGCTAGGAATTGGCTCTGCCATCCTTCCTCCTATAATCTCGCAATAATTAATATTATTAATCCTGCCCCAATGATGACCAGTAAGCTCTGGATCGCATAGGGTAGCCAGCAGCAGGGCGGGAATACCGGCAGCATAACCCAGACGCACATGAGAATAAGTCCTAGCAATAGCTTCTTCCAGAGCTTCATTTCTCCCTCCTGTCAATTTCATCGCATATAAAGTGATATGCCTTCCATAGCAGAAAGCCAGCCAGTCCCAAAATCACCAAGTCTATTAGGATTTCACCTATCACTATCTTGGAAATTTTTCCCTCCTAGAATCTTCACGTATCCTGCATATATTTTTCTGATGCTTTAAAAGGACTTTGAGCAATCTCTTTTGTTTATCATCAAGCCCGATTATTAATGCTTGCTTTCTTGTGTTTGGCATTCTTTCACCTCTTTAATTAAGCTCATATAAGCTAATAAGTTATGAATACATCTGGCCGAATCTCTATATGCTTCCGCTTTTCCTCTAAGGAAACACTGTATTTTCTCTGTAGTTCCTTCTATGTCTGCATCCCACTCTCGACCCTTTGCTTCGTCCTGAAGACTCTTACGTAAGATTGCAAGCTTGTTTGCGATTTCCTTTGTTGTTAATTCTCTCATCCTTTCACCTCCGTTCTTAGTGCCAATGATTTTGGATGACATTCTTTTCACCTTTATCTCTCTCATTTCACCCTAATCATAAACCCATTAAATCACGTTGTCAAGTAAAATGTTACATTTAATTACAAATAGTTTTTTCAGACCACCAGATGTCGTAGTCTAATTATCGAGAGGCACTAAAATAAATTGTTTTTTAATATAGGAATCCAAATACTGCGAATTTAGCTGTATCGGCCGCCGTTTCAACACCATTAATTTTCATCCCAAATATATCTTCGGCTGCTCCCCTAACTGCATCATCTTTTGCTGAAATAACCTGATAGTTCGTTACCCCCGTTAAGATCCGGGGTGCATCCGCTATAACATCATTGCTTGTACCCGCATTAAATCCAAACGAAATATCCACTTCTCCTATAGCCGCCGATGGCGTGTGCATTATTACTTTCGTTATGATGCATGATTTACCAGCAGGAATAGTAAAAAGTGTAAACTCTGCAAGTGCATTCAAAGCTATCGCATCTGAATTTGCCAGCAATGAATCTGCATATTCTCTTACATCAGCCATTTTAATCCTCCAAATTATACGTAAGGTGCAAATAAAACATTATTATTGGCACACAATACTTCATTATTGCCACAAAGAATATAGTCCTGACCCTGTAATATCTCCAGGAATACTCCAGCAGCCGTAACATGATATAATCGATTTGAATCGCTATCTGACATGATAATCCCAGCGATTGCCTCATCAAGGTTCGTTCGTGGATCAGCCTGCCTCCAATGATTCTTAATGCGGTTATATTGCTGATAGCTTAGGCATTGATCGGCTACCATGTCAGCGCCCTTTTTTAAGTCTGCCATGTTATTCTCCTAAATTATATTCTCATCGATGAGTATCTTGCAAGGTTCTCCATCGGAAAACTCACCAATAATCTCATCCGCTAGATAGTAATATATTCTTTCATCTTCTCCAGCATTAACCCACAAATCAGACAGTTCATCCTCATCCCCTAGTATGGCATATTGTCGCAACAGCCACTGCAAATCTACGGCCACGATATTTATGATTTGATTTTGATAGTCGGCATCAAGACTTATGATGTAATAGTATCGCCCTTTCTCCCCAGCTTTTAACCAACTCAAACCAAACGGATCTTGGAATCTGAAATTATCATATATATCCAGATCGTCAATCCATTTAATCGTTACTGAGAATGATATCGTTTTATCGCCATGCCCCATCTTCAACAGATCATTAAGTAATATTTGTGCCACTAAATCTTCCGAGTCAGTCCAGGGCAATGAATATGGCGTCTGCGATTCTAGTTTTGTATCATAATCAGATATACTAGAGGCAAGCTCATCTTCCATCGCCCCTTTATATAAGTTAGCAGGTGGTATGAAGTCATATTGAGCTTTGATGGAATTAATTGCTGTTGCAAGATTGTATTTTCTTTCCGCAGCTTCCAGTAAATCTATTTGAGAAAATATCACTGTATCAGTCGCAAATCCTGAAATATCCTTTATCCCAATCTTTAACCTACCATCATTCGCATTCCAGAGCTTAGCACCATATGAGAAAAGCAATTCCTGAAGCACTGCCAACGATTCTTTAGCATCCTGAATTATTAATTTACCAGATGTGCCTACTCCTAGAGCATCGTATATTGCAGCAAGCGTAACAAATGAAGGCACATTAATATCTTCCTCAGGCACTCCAACTACAAAAGCCAGATAAAATAATATTATATACGCCGGATTTTGCACATACCCATTCGCCGAATTCCAGGGAGCAAACATATAACCTCTAGTATTGAAGGTGATTTTCTTGTCCTCCTGGTCAATTACAAAATCTATGTAGGTTATTCCACCATCCCGATACGCTACCGAATAATCGCCAGGGGTCGCCATCAATATGCCGTCTGAAAATACCTCGATTATGCTATGTAAGCTTCCACGTGCCGCAAGATACGAATAAGGTGCTCCTGAAGTATCCACATAAACGGCCTCGACCGCTCCCCGGACTGCGTTATCACATTCACCAGTTGTGAGACTGCAAAACCCCAGAATATCGGGCATAACTCTGCCTAGATGTTCAGGATAGATATTTGGATATACAGCCATTATTTCTTATCTTCCTCTTTTGGTTCGGGCTTCTCAATATATTCCAGATTCGGGCTTATCTTCCACTGCTTTAGCTCCTGCTTCGGCACTCCCAACTCCTCTGCTATCCTATCCATTGTCTTCGTTATATCTTTTTGAGCCAGATTAGCCCTTGCAAACTTAATCCTCAATAATTCTTTCTGCGATTCTAACAGTTGTCGCTTTTCCATTGTTTCTCCTTATGATGTCGCTAATAATCCCGCATTTTCAAGATAACCTAAAAGTGTATTAAATTTAGTTGTTATATCTGCAAGATTTCCGTCTGCATCTGCTATATGTGCTTGTGTACCAGGATATATCTCCTTGCCGTCTATCAAAGTATAGTCAGATGGATGCCCCCAGTTCCTGATCTTGTCGGCATAGGGCACGGCGTAAGAGCCTTCCACACACATAGCACCGTCGAAAAGGGCGGTAGTATTATTGTTGTCAACCAAACATAGTATTGTAAGACAAGCAGCGGCGGCATTTATAGCGTGGATAACGGTCAATAACTGCCATGTAGAATTTCCAGTATGATATGATGACTGCGTAAAAGTCGGGCCATCGTCTATTTGAAGCCTTGCAGTATTTGCGGTCGCACAATATATCCAACAACTGAAAGTGACTGTTCTTCCCTTCCAATAATCTATTCCCTTCTCTGCATGAATATTTTGATATAAATAACAATTAGCCCCAACCCTAGTTAATCCCGCAGAATAACTGCCAAGTTTGGGCATAGCTGCCCTTTCTATAATCGCCCCTGCACCACCCAACGTCCATCCATCAGGGGCAACGTCTACCCCTGCTGTCCAATCCTCAAAATTGCCGTTGTTAAGTTCGTTGCCAGAGCCCAGACCATCTGGAGAAAGGACATTGGTTATTGCATTAGGTAAACTTACATGTTCGGCAGCAACAAAATCAGAAAAAGCATCATGTCCAGTTCCAAGATTCGTGAGATTCTGTCCATTCCAATCAAATGCAGCTAAAGCCTGTCCAGATAAGTCTGCCAAGACTTCATCATAACTCCGACCCTCCAACCCATTCGCAGTAAATTTAGCATATTCATTGTCGGCAACCGTGGCGGAATCTATTTGGACGATATCATCATCAGCTATGCCTACATCCCCAGAATCCAATAATCCGAGTGCCATATGTGCTGCAAGATTGTGATCTGTAAGAACATTCGCAATTATACCCGGAAGAACAACATGCTGGTTTGCAGCATAATTCAATAGCGCATTATGATTAACCTGTGCTTCCACGATATCAATATCGACTTCCTTATTTGGGGCGTCATGAGCAACGGATATTCTAGCAGATGCAGCATTGATATTCCTGAATTGCAGATCAATTCCGACTTTCGCATTAAAGACACCTATGCCTCCAGCTCCCACATTTGAGGCCGTATTCGCTTCACCTCCCCCTCCACTGGCTCTTACAGAAATGAGCCGCCTGTTCAAGTCAGATAACTGACGATATATTGTCCTTATCTCATCACCTGCGTTCATGTACAAATCTCCGGGGGTACTTTGGCTTTGAAATACTTTTGTGTAACATCCCGAATAGTCACAAAAAATGACGTACCCTTGAGTGTGTGATCCACCACGATGCCTTGAAAGACAGAACGCTTCCAGGCTTCTGGCTCATCGCACCAGGCATGAAATATTTCAACTAATTGGTTCTTGAGGAAATATTTCGATAACATCTTTGAAAATTCCATGTCATGGTTAGCCAGCTCAATATTTATATCTGATATAGAATACAACCCAGTTCTATCATCTATCGCACGGGCTACGGGCGAGCAGGAGAGTATACGACCATCGTAAAAAATTGATACTAAGCGGCATCGCGTATCAATCGGTGAGTAATAGGCATCGACCATACTTCCATCCTTCGCTTTCCATACCCAATGGGTCAGGATAATGGGTTTTTTCTCTTCGCCATCACCGTTGCCATTACCATTAGCACCAGGAACCAGCGAGCGCAATATCAAACCTCCAAGCGATGTGCCTGCCATGCCTCTACCATCGTCAAGACAAGTAAGCGAATTAATTGTTAATTGTCCATATTGCTGACCCAAATTAGTCCAATTAATACTATAGTCTATGGAACGCAGAATCTTGCCATTAGGGTTTGTCCCCGCAACAACAATTCCGTTTTTAAGGTTTGCGAATGAATGTATGCCTACTTCCCCTGCTGCGAAACTTCCCAAATCTGTCCATGTAGCGCCATAGTCTGTAGAGCGTATAATTCTGGCTGGGTTACTATCCGTCCCTGCCAGCACTATTCCATTGCCCAAATAGACAAGAGAATAAATATTAATGCCTCCATATCCGCTTGCCACAAGCGTCCAATCGTCCCCGCTGTTTATAGAACGATAAATTTCACAAATACCCCCGCCTCCCGTCGTCGTTCCTGCAATTACTATTCCACCGCCTAAATTAATTAATGAATGAACAACGCCTCCGGCTCCTATCTGGCAAACAAAAGTCCAGTTATCACCATAATCGATTGTACGAAAAATTTTCCTGCTAGGGCTTGTGCCTGCCAGACCAATCCCTCCACCAAGAGAAACAATCGACGGAACGCCGCTCTCTGCGGCTAACTGGCCTTCATCCGTCCAGGTCAGTCCATAATCTACAGAACGGATAACTTTGCCAGTAGGAGTCCCAGTCCCGGCAACAATTATTCCCCAACCAAGATGAGCGAAACAATATAAATAACTTTCATCGACTGGGCGTCCTAAATCTGTCCAGTTATCCCCGTAATCTATAGAGCGATACACAAGACTTTTTGGAGCCATGCCACCACCACCGTGTGTGCCTGCCAGAACTTTTCCATCTTTGAGGTCAAGTAAGGATAAAACAGCATCTTGGTTTCCCAATTGTCCTAGATTTTCCCAGCTTTCCCCTATGCCTGCCATTGCATCCTCACAGCAATTTTATCCCTGAAGTCAGAGTCTTAAGTTCAATAGTCCATTCCCGAAGTTCTTTAGTCCAACTATGTATAAGCCTATTTGCATAATTTGATTGGTTCTCAATAATTACATAATAGCATCGTTCTTTATATCCGGCCTGATAATTATCATCATCAAAATCAGGGATAAGAATAAATTTTCCACCGTTTCGCTGGACTCGAATAAGGAACGAATGAAGCTCATCGCGATTGTTAACATCATTTATATTCTTGAAAGTTAGTGTGAAATGTTCAGCATGTGAATAATAGGCAGGCCAATCCTGTCCATAATGGGTCTTCTGGTTATCCATAAAGAATATCGGACCATCCGGCCGCCCCGGCTGCAAATAAACTTCGTTCCCGAATCTACACCACTGACTCAAGATGACTTCCCCGACTTCGACAAAGCCATCAGGATTCGTTGTATCGGAAAATCTAAATCTATAATATTGAAAAGTTTTATCAAATCTTGAACATGAATTCTCGAATATATCAGTATATCTTCCACTACAAATCGTATCCGATAGAATCCGATCTATCATATTAACTAGTAATCCACCCCCACCACAACCGGTATTGTTTCCTTGCAAATCGAAAATCTCTGGTGGAGCGATAGTTAGATTATGATTGAGTACCCCGGCAAATGTAACCTTTTTCGGAGCTCCCATATCAACACAAATCCATTCTGGTAGGGCAAAAGTACCTTTTCCTGTAAATCTCAATGGTAACGACGGTCGAGTATTATATATATTCTGCTCTTCATAGAAAGGACTAACATGAGAGCTGACAGAATTAAGAGTATCCACATTAATATAATTCTCAATGACATATGCTATTGACATTATGCTACTCCTATAATCTCCTTTAATCGGGTTTTCCTCGCTCCAGTCTCAATCCCTTGGTACATTATGGGAATAATCTCATTCAACACATATTTTTTCGTGAAATTCGGATCTACCTGGTTGTTAAAAAAGAAAGTCTGCTGTAAATCCATTTTAACCTCGACTATTTTTGTAGTCGATGTTTTCGTGGATGGAACGAATTTTTCTATCCCTCTCGAAGGGATGATATACTCTGGCTCTGCCGGTGTTCCATGGGTCTCTACCAACCCAGGTTGAGTGAGTATTGCACCAAACTGAGCTGATAGGGGTTTGTCTTTTTCTCTAATGGCCTTTATTATCCCACCTGTATCAAACTTTATTCCACCTATTTTATCTCCAACCTGCTTCAGACCGTCCTTTAAGCCAGATGAGAATTTATTCCCAAGGCTGTCTATATTAGTTGAGAATTTATTCCCAAGGCTACCTAAACCACTTGAAATTTTATTGCCAAGATCATCTGTTTTTTGCCCGAGTCTTTCCATTACCGCTGATCTAAAAACATCAACATATACTGTACCCGCTGAGGTCAAAGCCTTTAATGTTCCCTCTGTTGCATCCCGAATCCTATAGAATTGATTTAACATGGTATTAAACTTAGGATGCATTCCAGCCAAGTTTTGGTTCACAACATCAAGTTTCAGGTTTATCGCACCCAGTTGTATCCAGTTAATCTCTTCAAGAAGTGTATTCGTATATCCTAAATCACCGCCACCTTTTTTCCCAAACAGTGCCCCTATAAGTTTAAATCCAGCGTAAGCTGCAAGGGCAATGCCTAGTACAACCATAAGCGCTGGGGCCGCCGCCGCAAGCGTTGTAGCTGCCGTAGCGATAGCCGTGGCTAGAGTCGTGATCAGGGTCCCTATTCCTGTCGCTATTCCGGTTATCGCTGGTCCGATAGCTGAAAGTCCTGATGTTACGCTGGTGGCCATTTCTGTTGTGCTAGTGACAACACTCAAAAGAAGTTTTTTTGCTTGATCTGCTACATAATCAGCCACCATCGTTTTGAAAGAATTGCCTATATCAGCCCATAGTCCCTTCAGATTTTCTCCTAGGGTAGAACCTTTATCCATAAGACCATAAGCAAAATTACCGAAAGAATTACTTAAATCAGTACAGAGATTGCTTAAATAAGGATGTAGTTCATCCCATGATTTTTCAATAGCTTGCTCAGCATCTTTCGTGGTTTTTTTAATTGCCTCGGAAGTATCATAAAATTCACTTTCCATTTCATCCGTTGCCTGCTCAACCACTCCAGACATATCACGAAAAGCCGGGATTGCAGTCGTTGTAATGGCCGTTGATAAGTCTTCTATTTCATCTGTAGCCGTCTTGAGTGCTTTTGTGTAATCTTCTAAACTAATTTCACCTGCTGCATATGCCCTACTTAATCCATCAACATAACCTCCTAATTCTTTGATCCTATCCCTTTTTTCTTTTACGGTTTTAATACCAATATCTTTTATATAATCAATCCAAGTTTTAGTCTCTTTTGCTGCCCTTTCGGTTGCCTTTCCATGATCTTCGGTTGCCTCGGTATCTTCTTCTATTATCCCTTTCTGTTTTCCTAATAATTTATTAAGAAATTCAGATGCCTTTGAAAATCCCTCTGTTCCCTCTATTGAGTCCCAAACCTTTTTACCATATTCTGCATGTTTTTTATCTAGCTTCCCTATTTCCTCTCTCATCTTTCTGGCAACGATTTCTGAATTACTAATCCCTGTTGTGAATTTACGATAAGTCTCATCCAAACTCCAAAGAGTTTTTTTGAACCAGGATATTTTCTCACCAGATTTTTCTGAAAATTCACTTATCGTTGCGGTTAAATTTTTGAAATGTTTGTTTGCTTTTATTACTTCAATAGTAATAAATCCAAGTCCTGCGGTTACTAATCCAATTGGGCCGAGCATTGAAGTAAATGAAAGCTTCAGAAGCATAAATCCTTTTGCTATCCCGGGCAACATCATAACTAGCGGTCCGAGAACGGTCAATAAAGCCCCAACTTTTAAAGCGGTTTTTGCTATTACAGCCGTCAGTTTTGGGTGCTCCTTTATCCAATCCGAAACGCTTTTCGCCACCTCTTTGATCTTTACGACAAGATCCCCTATCATCGGAGCCAAGGATTCACCTATTGATATTGCTGCGTTTGTAACCGTATTTTTCAAAAGTTTTAATTGATTATTGAAAGTTTCTAATTGCTTGTCAGAAACTTCTTTGGTTTTGCCCCCCATATTTTTTAGGTCTTCAGTCCATTTTCTTATCTTCTCAGAGGATCCCATCAATGTCAAAATAGAATCTTTCGTTCTAAGGTTGAACCCTAATTGGGCGAGCGCCGCCTCTCTTTGTTTGACCGTCATAGACCCCAGATAGCCTTCCAAATCCTGGATTATATCTGCAATCGAACGCATACTTCCATCGGCTTCAAAGAGGGAAATTCCGGCCTCATCCCATGCCTTTGTATTTTTTCTGCTTGCATCAAAAAGCCCATTAAGCATCATGGTTAAACGTTGGCCAGCAAGCGAGTCTTTTACTCCTTTATCTGCATAGGCAGCCAGAACAGCGACCCCCTCTTCTACTTCCTTGTTCACGTTAACAAGAGCCGCCGACGCTTTATTTGTCAGGGATTCTGCAAACTGTTTAACCGAGGCATTGGCAAGAGTATTTGCACCTACCAGAACATCAGAAACACGAATAAGATTTTCTTGATTTTTTATGGCATCTTTGGAAGACAGTCCTAAGGCGGTTTGAGCATCGGTTAAAAGATCAGTCGCCGTTGACAGATCAAATGCACCAGCTTGGGCAAATCTAGCCACATCACCTAAAACTGTTATGGATTGTGATGCATCCATTCCGGCCGATGCCAGGAAAAAGTAAGCTTCAGCAAGTTCCTTAGCTGAAAATGTGGTTTCTTCTGACATCGTTTTGGCCATATCAGACATTTTTTTTCTGGTCTCATCAGAGATATCACCCATAATGGCAAGGGATTCAGTCATCGCCTGATCGAAGTTTGCATATGCTTTAACCATTAAACCGATTGAGCCGACAATTATTCCCCCTGCGACGGTCATAGCCCGGCCCATCTTGGCAAAACTTTGACTGTTTCTTAATACAAGACCGCTGAGACTTTTTTGATCTTCTTTAACTTTCTTTATAGACTGATTCCATTGATCTTTTTTCAATTCAAGCTTGCTTACGATTGCGCCTACTTCAAAAGCCAATTTTACCTCACTTTTTCATTGAATTTTATAATTTCCCAATTTGCCTCGATTTCCTCTCGCCTCCTGTCTATGCCTTCAAGCATATAATACTCATTAAGCATATCATTATAAACTTCTCTTGCCCTTTCTCCTCCACTAAATCCTAAATTAACAGCTTGAAGCAAAGAGAGGTCTCTCAGCAATTCCTTTCGCCTCGCTTCTATCATCCACCGGAGCTCGTCCCTGATATCAAGGTTATAAAGCTCCTCACCCGGGAACTGGCCTGGAAGTTCTCTCGCTATGAGAATTACCGTTTCTTTCCAGGCCTCTTCGGGTTTTTTGGGGGCACCTTCTTTACTTGCTGTCCTTTTTTGGACCAGGTATTTCCGAACGAAGCTGTAATCAGTTTCAACCGTTCTTTCTCGATTTCCACGAATTTCCTTTTGACGTAAATGTAGATATTTTCTACTTCTCTTTTGTCAAGCCCCTCAAGGATTGACATGTCAACATTAAACATAAGTTGCACTATTTTGTAAAGAGCATCCGTATCCCCTTTATCAACTAATACATCAAGCTCATCGATCTTCTTCAAAACATTTCTAGTTGTCTTCAGGCTCTCATAGACCTTGTCGTCAATTACAATTTCAATCGGATCATAAAGACTTTTCTTTGTACTTAAAACAAGCCGGTCTTCAGGTTTTTTCTCGTTCATACTCTAGCTCTCTATCATGCCGGGCCGTATCGGTACATTTTGCCGATGCCTTCCGTAGTATCCTGACTTGGGAATACCTTGAAAAGGACTTTCGCGACTCTTTGCTCGCTGTTGTCGAAAGTGATCTCTTGATCGATAACGGGGAAACACCGGAAAAAATGCGTCCATTGAGCCTCGGGTGCTTCAGCATTGTCCTCTGCCGGTTTAACAATAATCTCTTTCGCACTAGCATACATAGCTTTTCCCACAGCATTGGATATCGAAAGCGATGTTCCAACAAGAGCACTTCCTTCGATCACGGCTAAAAGCTGAGTCAGGGAAAATCTTGTCATCGGAACCTCAACCTCAACAGTCCTACCCTTAGTTACCGCGTCAACAGGAGTTTCTCCCTGGATATCTTCAAATACATCACTGTAAAGAAGAGTATCGCGGAATTTAACTCCTCCATAGGTCGGATTTAGATCAAGGTCTGCGCCTAATACATCCCAGCGAACAAAACATGGGCCTAAATCTCTAAATGGTGCTACTGGCATTCTTACCTCCTAAATTAATTTATTTGATAATAGAATTTTCATTCTATTAATCTCATGTATTCTAAAAATATAATTGCAATTATATTTTAAATATGTTATTATGTTTATATGAAAAAAGGTTCCAAGCAAACAGCTGCCGCTAAAGAGAAAATGAGTTTGTTTCAGAAGAAAAGATTTCATAACAAAGAAAATCATCCTCAATGGGGTTGCAAACATACAGAAGTACGCTGTAAAAAACAAAGCGAAACAATGAAAAAGAGATTTCCCCCTGGTCCAACTCATTTTAATTTTGGCAGCCACCGCTCTAAAGAAGCTAAAGAAAAAATGAGAAAAGCCGCTCTTGGAAAACATATTGGAAATAAAAACGGAAAATGGAAGGGAGGAAAATTCAAGCACATGTTGGGATACATTTGTATCATGAATTTTTATCATCCTTATAAAAATAAAAGAGGATATGTTTTTGAACATCGGCTTGTAATTGAAGAACAAATCAAGAGATTTCTTATGCCTGAAGAGGCGTGCCATCATATTAATAAAATTAAAAATGACAATAGACCCGAGAATTTGATGGCATTTAGGACACAAGCGGCTCATAATTCTTTTGAAGCTAATCATAAAATTAATCCTGATGACATTATTTTCGATGGTAGATTGTATCATTAGTCTCGATTCCTAATTTTCCAGACAAAATTGGTACTAAACTCATGTCTTCCTTTTTCATCTATTCCTAAATATTGAGGAATACTTACAGCCTCTATAATCATTGCCTGATACTTTTTGCCGACAACAACTTCCGGCAACTCCCAACCAGCCGCTCCATGCAAGGCATCATATATCTCTTGAGCATCATCTCTGGCATCGAAATAAGTAGTTGCTCTGGATAGTACTTGAATCATCTTATCCACTCTATCCGGCAGATCAAAATACAAGCTACCACCTCCGGATTCTGCAACTAAAATACATCTATCCGGGGCATCCTGTGGTCGCCATCCAACTTGTAGAGTCGTTCCCTTGACGAAGCCTGTCTTGTCCTCAATAAATTGACATATAGCTTTTAACATTTTTATACCTTCGAATCCTTTATCGCCATCGCCGCAATCTTCATATATTTCTCTTTATACGCCGCCATTTTTGATTCAAGCCATTTCCGTCCAGGGCTTGTGATGCCTTTTCTAGGCACAAAATGGTATTGTCCTTCGTGAAGTTTGGCTGCATACTTTATGTTATATCCTGCTTCTACTGATATCTTATTATATTTAATTTCAGGTTTTTCAATCTTTTTTGATCCTCTCAGATCGCCATGTTTAAATGGGGTCTGGGGAGCATCTTTATCGGCATCCTGTAGCATCTCAGCGGCGGCGTTAAAAATCCCCTTTGCAGTGAAGTTGGGGATCTTGTTTTCGACAAGAGGAAAAAACGTCTTGTTAAATTTTCTGAAATCGACGCTGAATGATGATTTATTATCGCTCATTGAAAATACACCGTTGTCACGACATTTGAAAAATCTTTACCCTTCTCTATAGAGAGAATTGGATAATCTTTACCATCAATCCTTAATTTATCATTATGATCGATAGTTCCATCGTAACTCAAAAGCATGTGGCCACTCGATAAAACTTCCTCCCCGGCAAGATTCCGGACCAATTTCGTCTTCCGTTCAACGTATCCGGAGACAGGTTCAAGAGTCGGGGGGTTTGGGTTATTCCATTCATCATAAGGGGGAACCGCTGCCCTTACTATGATAATATCATCCACACTGTAGACTTTCAGCATTAATATCCTCCCCTGACTGTTATGGCCTCCTCGGATGTGGGCCCGGCTGAATGTTCACATCGAGGGTGGTATGGTGGCCATCCTTCCATAAAGGGATATGTAGGATGCTTTCCGGATATTGAATAAATATTCCCTTCATATTCCCTACATATATCACAATCTGTTCCGTGATCACTGATCTCAATAAGATCATTATCATACTGAGTACAAAGATTCTTTACTGCCTCGGATTGGATTATTCTCAATCTGGTTCTTGCAACTGTTTCAGCATATGATATCATATTATAATTTCGGCCATTTATATTAATAAATTTTTTCTGATAAATTTCACGCTTAAAATGGATTCGTATAAGTCTCATTAAATTCTGTCTTGATCCGCCCGCTTTTACTGTATCATCAAGAAGCCCTGAAATGATATCTTCACTTCTCAGGTCGAAAGCCTGGATTTGAGTTGCGGTTTTTGCCGCCTGCCTAACGAGATATATATATGTTCCTATATTTATATTTATACTTCTATTTGCTTTTATTAGGAAATCTGCTGTTACATCTCCGCCTCTTTCAATCGATTGAGAATGTATTTTATTATCAAAATTCATGTTCTTTTTGGCCCCCAAAATACTGAGAGAAGTCCTGGTTATCATTGAAGCTGTTCTATAAGATTCCAGCGCTGATTCATTTGACCATTTTACTGAAAACCTATTCATTCTCCTTACTATGGAATCTACTTTTCTCTGAAGAGAAATGGCCTTAGTTTCTTTGAATGTCTCTACATCCAGCGTTAAAAGATCATCCTTTAGCAAATTTGCCATTACCCTATAATACCTGGCGAGTTCATATACCTTCTTCCGATCCGGTATTAAACCCTGTGCTCTTTGCATGTTATATTCTCCGTTTCATCAGAATTCATCCACCTTGGTATCAACAGATTCGTCTTCATCACGATCTATATCTATAATCGCCATCGCTTCCTCTGCCTTGAAATCTTCCAGCAGGGCGTCAACAGCAGGAGGGATCGGGATTTCACCTAGTTTATCTTTGTCATATTGCTCCTTTACGATACCAGCAGCAGTAACAGCCTGCGCCTGTAATCCTTTACGCCTGTCTTCATCCTCCAAATGAAGCGCTATATAATAGGCCATTTCTGCTTGAGCCTTAATTAAAATAATTGATTGGGCAGCGGTCTCCACCCCGGCGGCAGGGGTAGTATAGTCAGAACAATAATGGATCCGGTTGTAGGCCATATTCAAAGCTGTATTTTTCTCATCACTATCAGCCAATGCGGTCCAGTGTGCTTTTTTTAGACGTTCATTTGCAAAATAGGATTCCGCCTCTACTAAAGTTGCCCATCCCAGTTCTAATACAGCCATTTAATACCTCCTTCGTAATAGATTAATTTCGCTCACCCTAAGATTTTCATAATTCTCGCTTATCTTGAAAATTAGATCAGCCGCCTCGTCCGGTCGTATTAGTTTTTCATAATCTGGTTTACCCTCAGCCATGGCAGTCTGCATAGCCCCTAGATAAATACTGATTACGCAAACACCATTTTTATTGGCCTCAAATCGAAAAGAATCGCTGAATCCTCTCAATCCGTATTTACTAGCGCAGTACACCGCTTCTAATTCATTAGGATATTTTCCGGCCACAGAATTTATATTTATAATCAATCCAGATTTATTCTCAAGAAAAATCGGATATATGCTGCTGATCAACCGAATAGGGGCAAATAAATTCACATCCAGCACCTTTTTGGATTCCTCAAAGTTCATGGCTCCGAAAGACTTATATGAATACATCCCCGCATTGTTGATCAATATATCAATATTTCTTTTCGATGCTACCTCATAGAGTTTGTCCATAGTAACTTTTGAGGTCAAGTCACCACTGACAATTTCGCAATCTACCCCATTTTCTAACACGGCCTTTTTAACAGTCCTAAGCCTACTTCTATCCCTTCCATGAAGAATGATACCGTAGCCATTTTTGGCAAAAGCAAGCGCAAGGCTTTTCCCCAATCCCTTACTCGATCCAGTAATAAGAATATTTTTCATATTATTGTTCGTATAAATCTTTTCTTTCAGAAATAAGAACCGGCCCTTTAGAAACCATTGCTATCTCATACGCCTTTATAACTTCTGCCGGTGTTTCTGGTGCATATACTGGAAATGAAAAGATATCCTTAAAGAGTTCAGTCAAATCCGCAGTATGGGTTAACCCGGCATAAAAAGGTTTTATCCCGCCAACAACTGCTCTTATAATTATAGGAAAGACAAATTCACCTTGTGAAATTTGATCGATCTTATTAAGTTGATTCACCAATGCATCAATGGCATTGTATACAAAATCATGTCTTTCGAAAAACAATACCGGCTTAAATCCCTCCATTGACATCCCCATAGCCAGACCGGCCATTAGATTTTCTGCCAAAGGAGTCTCCAACCTTTGTGACTCCGGGATATCCTTAAGAGTCCCGTATGCAGCACCGTGCCTAACATTGTAACCTACAAAGTATGTTTTATTATTTTCAGCCAATATTTGCATAGATTTTTTGACAGCATCTATATATTTCATAGGGCTTTCTAATGATTTCGTTTTTGGTAATGTATATATTTTCTTTTCGGGTACTTTTTCTATTATAGCCTCTTTCTTGAATTTGATCCATTTCCCGCTCCCATTTCCACCATGAGGATACGTTGGCGTATAAAGATATCGTTTGACACAGCCGGGCCATCGAAGTCTAAAAGGAGTACCGTGTCGCTCTTCTATAGAAGCACTAACGGATCTATCATTGTCCTCTATAATGAATGTGCAGGGCAAATCCCACCCATCCACATATCTTACTGCTTCATAAAAATGGCCTTCATCCTCCGCTCCATCTCCTACAAAACACCAAACTTTCTTATCGCTATTTTTCTTCTTTAGTGCCCATGCTACGCCAGCGGCAATTGAGGCGGTAGCGCAAACGATCGATGATGTATAGAAATTCAACTTTCTATCAAACACAAACATGCTTTTCCCATCGATTATTAAATCTTCCAACCGGTTGGGGGGTCCCCCGGCCAGTAAATAATGATAATGGGAACGATGAGAGGAAAATATATAATCCCCCGGTTTTATGTTCTGGAATATATCCAACAACTGATCCTCATTCCCTCCTGAAAAATGAATTAAATACGGAATTTCCCCGTCATCAAACTGTCTGGCTATTCTACTCTCAAAATTTATCAGTTGTTGTTTGTTCATTTTAACTCCAATATAACTCGACCAGCTTTTCCATCTTTGATCGTTTTAATTGCCTCATTGATTTTACCCAGCGGATATCTATGAGTAATCAGATTATCAAGTTTAAGCCTTTTTTGACGATACAAATTTATATACCTTGGGATATCTATGGTGGGATTCGTCAATCCTCCCTGGCTGTCCATTAGCATTTTGCCCTTGAAATCGTTTACTATCGAAGGAATTATCAAATACTGGCTATGGTGTGGTTGCCCGACCATTATGGTTATTCCTTTGGGAGCAGTTAATCTGTATGCTTTGGCAATCAGATCCGGCCGACCTGTAGTATCCACAAAAACGTCAGATCCATTCTTTCCGATAATTTCTTCAATTTTTTCACTAATATCTTCCTGAGTCAAATTGACCGTATGAGTACATCCGAATTCCCATGCCATCTGTAGCTTAAGATTATTAATATCGATAGCGATTATGGGATTTGCCGATACCATTGCTGCGCCCTGGATTACGTTCAATCCTATTCCACCACATCCTATAACGGCTATGGACTGGCCGATTTTAAGATGAGCCTCATTATTTATAATTCCCAATCCGGTTGTGACAGCGCATCCCATAAGTGCAGCTATTTCAAAGGGAATATCCTCTGCGATCGGAGTCAATCGATTTTCAGATACAACAGCCATCTCGTTGAATGTCGTAACCCATCCGCCCCAATCAAACTGTCTCCTCGTTGATACTTTGGCGGATCTGCTTCGATACCAACGCCTTTTCTCCAATGCATAACGACATGGTCTCCTGGTTTCACGTACTTTACACCGGGCCCAATCTCGAGCACTATACCCCCACCCTCATGGCCCATAAGATGAGGGAGAAATCTATCCGGACCTCTAACCCCGGCTATCTCTCCGATCTGGGCCCCGCAAATTCCACTTTTGTGAACTTCAACCAGAACTTGCCCGTATTGCAATCTCTGTGGCTCGATGCTGTCAACCACGAGGGGTGAGTTTAGTTTTTCAAGTATAGCTGCTTTCAATTTCGATTCTCCTGAAATGTGAATCATTCAATAAACATAATGGCTTTTTTCCATTTAATGAGATCATATATCTAAAAAGACAATATTCTTTTAAGCACATGTATCGGTTTCCAATTGCTGGATAAAAATCATTCCGCCTACAAAAACATAAATCACAAATATCTTTATTTTGTTCGCCATCATTTCTAAATACATAAGTATAAATATCCTCCCTACCCATCTTTATTTCGTCATTTCGACATTCAATCAAAGTAAATCCGTTATTTTTCATCAATGCTCTTATAGATTTTTGTGAAAAATACCAATAATGCTCACGTGGCTTAAAATGTTTTGATTTGAGCACATGGTCTTTACTTCGGAAAATTGGAATAGAGATGAAAACATAACGACAGGATATTTGCGAAAGAACAGTTGTCGGATTTCCTACATGTTCCAAAACATCAAACATTGTTACAGCTTCGATTTTCCGTCTTCCAAAATCATCATTCCAAAAATCATAATAAAGATTCTTCTTTCGCAATTCTACAACTGCCCTGTAACAGATATCATAACCTAAACAATTCCCTCGATATTCTATAAACTGACCGCATCCCGTACCAAAATCAAGAATTCTTCCCATGGTATATTTATTAACAAGATTGACCCTGAATTTATTCAATTCATCTGCAATCTTACTCCTAGATTTTTCCACACTAGCCTCATAATATAAATCATCATACCAGGTGTCTTTGACAGGATAGAATCCGATCTCCTTTTCCTGATCCCAAAATAAATCTTCTGTATAATTTCTACTCATAAGAATTTCCTTAATTTTTGGAAAATTAAATCTGGCTTTGATTCCGGACCATACGGAATCGGAAGATACGTGTCTGAGTTTCTTGACCAGGGTGGGAGCCATGAGGTCATGAATCCAGGACCATAGACTCCACCTTGTGAAACGCCCCGGATAGGCCAGAATTCGGCACATGGAACATGAAAATGACAAGCCATTAATTCCAATCCACAGGAAAATCCAATAAAATAATTGGCACTTCGAATGATCGCCAGAGTTTGCATGATCGTTGTTTGCCCTACCAGATCAATGGTTATTCCCTCTTTATCCAGAGCCTTAAGTTCAATAGCGCAATCCTTATCAAATCTTGCCCCGACCAAAACAATCTTACAACCATTTGCCTTGTGAATCAGATTTATCAAAGTCATCCAATCTTGGACAGTCCAATCCTGCTTGGCCCAAGCATGGTTCCCACCTGCGCTCGACGTATAAACAACAATTAGTCGCCCGCCCGTTTCTTCACGCAATTTGGAAACAAATTCATCATATTTATCAAGGCCACAGATTTCATATTCCCAATTCACCTCATACTCGGGCATAATCTGTTCAAGCAAAACGCCCTGCTCTAGTTTTGAACCGAATTCGATCATGTAATCAAATCCTTCTTTATCCTTATATAAAGGTTGTCCGGTACCCCCAGCGAGAGAAAATGAAAAATGAAGTGGGGAGGATTTTCGAACATCATCGACAAAAGGAATGTTTTTTAAAAATTCGGAAGTATACTCCCAGCATTCCCAAAACTTAATAATAGCTCGATCAATGGCATGTCGTTCCTTGAAGGATTCGAGAATGAGTAAGGGCCAATGAACATCACCGATTCCTGGAGGAAAACCAAATATCACCTCTTTGATTTTCTTTGGTCGGTTCTTTAATTCTTCAAATGCCGCTATAATCTTTTCCTCCGGGATATCCTTATTACAATTATGAGTATTATTGATGCATTGGCAGAACGGTTCTGGAGCAATCCATCCGAAATTCTCAATGCCCATAATTGGATCAATATGGACTTGTGGTCCAGCATTCCCCCCGAAAATACAGAAGCATTTGGATCGGATCGCTATTGCCAAAGGCATAAAAAACCCGGGGTAAATAATTGACATATCGGCGATTTTCATGAGACCGAATATCGTTGTAAGTGGAACCTCTCCATGGTGAAATTCGGCATCAAGTCCTTTGAGAATGCCATCATATCTTTCTGCCTTCCCATCTACATCGGCAAGACTCAAGAAAAAATATTCATCCTTATATCGATCAATAAGGAGCTGTATGTATTCAATCTTGGGATTTCTCGATGGGCAATACCATTCGTCACGAATTGTTGGGGGCCGAATAAGACATAATTTTTTCCATTTAACAGGAAGGCCACCGAGAAATTCTTTAGCGGCTTTTACCCACGCTGTTCTGACAGGAAAAGAAAAATCATAATCCTCAATCCCAGCAAAATTCTTTATGTGTTTGGCTACACAGTTTACTGGCCGTGGTTCGATTATTTCATTCGGATGGGCATCTGTCTTCGGGAATAAATGTCCACCTGGTGGGTAATTACTCCAACCCAACCTCTTTGTATGGGGGGGCACCTTTGACCAAGTCTCAGGAGGAAGTGATTCCATGTGTTTGTTTTGTGTTCTGAGAATCTCTGGAGGGCGGACGAATATGACATTCGGGATATCCCAAAATAATTCAGGTAATGGGGTTTTAACATAAACCGTTTTATACTGCTTTAGGAAATGTTTTATAAGAGGGCGTTCCTGAAAAACATCACCGAAACCAAGACATCCATCAAAAAATAAATTATCTTTTGCAACATATGTATGATCTTTGCCAAGATTTTCGATTTCTTCAAATTTCCCAAATTCAAAGCATTTCAAAACACTATCTGGATTAAGATTTATAACTTTTATTTTCTTTCTTTCTAATAAGGATGCTATCTTTTCAAAATGCTTTATCCAATCTTTATAATTCCTCTCTTTTCCTACCTGTTTATAGCCATCGTGAAACCATGCCTGATTCCCTTTTCCATCACCCTCCATATCATATCCCAAGAGATAAATCGTCTTTACTCCCAGGCAAACGGCAAGATTCAAGGCCGCAAAGCCGGAATCTTCTCCATCATAAAGGCCTTCTTTCAAATCGAATGTCATTTCCGGGTTCTTTGAAATAGGAACAGAATATACATCACATCCATACCTGCGTCCAGATATGTTGAGCACAACTTTAATCGATTGGCTGGTATTAAATTTTTTAAGGGCATCCCATCCGAACCCGCCATTCACAAGCTCATTATAAAACCCGTCTTCATCTATAAAAAATATGATGGAAGGATCTTTAATGAACTCATGAGCCCTGTTTATCGCAATGGTAAATTCATTCGAAAGTCGGGAAAAGTCGAATCCCTTCAAACTTGGACCACCCCCGACAAGAAAACATCGATTTCCGGGCCATGATTTTTCTTTAAATTCATTAATTAATTTTTGATGAGTAGAATATTCATGGTGGTCGAAATCCCTTGATACTATGGAGGTTGTATCCCTAATGTAATCCCAATTTTTACCTATATTGGATTTTTGAACAGTCATCGCCCTTTGGAGAATAGTTTTTCTTCTCTTTAGATTTTCCGAATTATCAACAATCTCGGAAACCTCTTTATTTCTAGTTGTTATAAACATCTTTCTCCTTTATTTTAGGAAAAAGGGGTTAGGTGCTTGCTCCCAACCCCTATATTAAAATCAACAATTGAACTCTAAATTAAGCTATTGCGCACTCTTGAATCTGATCGGAATCGCCAACTGCTCCGCCAAAGGCCATCCATGCCGCTACCGTATCGGTATAGGAAAGGATGTCGAAGTCATTAAACTGCCGCATCTCCATTCGGTATCCGGCTTTGAGTTTCTTTTTGGGCAAGATGACTTTATACCGCGCTGTCTGTGCCAGCATGGTAGTAACAACCATCTGGAAATTGTAATCGATGACTTTAGCACTTGTCACTACATCATAGTTTATTTGAAGAGCCTGCTTGATACGTCCTCTGAGCTGTAAGGGAACCAATACGATAAAAGCTACATTTTGCGGTGAGATTCCATAACCTTTATTTTGACATGCTATAAGAATGTTTTGTGCCGCCAAGTTCAACGTTGCCGCGTCGCGTCCTGCTAGGTATCCTCTTACTCCAGCCGCTACGCCATCAGGATGTGCCTGCCATGGAACCGGAACAAGTAAATTCGCTGCTGCCTCAATCAATGCATAGAATGTGGCTGCTCTGATTCGATATGCCTCATTTCTAAATTCAAGTGCATTGTCCTCAATCGTCCAATAGTCCTGATTCTCGAATAGAGATCGATGCCATCCCAGGGCTCCGCCGTAATAGTCAAAATAGACATATTCCTTGTCGCCTGACATCTGGAAAACATCGAGTTTTTCACCAGTCATCATCTTCCGGAAAGTCAGCCCACTTTGAACGGTTGACATGGAAAATCCATCTTTTCTGGATCCGGCATAGTCCTTAACATCGAATATCGACTCGAATCCGTTGTCATAAAGTGGGATCTCATGGAACTTCTCAATAACATCTTTGGCCGTAGTCGGGAAGTCATTGAGATTCGCAAAATACTGCATTCTTGCTTTTACATGAGCTTCTCTTTTTGCTTTGAAAAGCTCTGCAACCTTTTTATTATCGCCTTTCAGCCTGGGATCATCTGCATCAAATTGCTTTGGGGTAAATTTGTCGGGTATGGCGAAAAAGAATTGTAGATTTCTAATCAGAGCCGCTCTATGTTTCCGGTTGTCCAGATCAAATTTCGTCCAGTCTCTTATTAATTCTCCTCTCATTGTTTCCTCCTTATTCTACCGCTTCGGCTCTGTCGCCCTTCAGGTCGATCATAACTTCATCATCAAGTGCGGCAGCTGCTCTGACACAGATTCCTATCTTAATCCAGCCTTGTCCGCCATCAGTAGGAGACACCCCACTGCCTTGCGCTGCTGGGTTCCAAAACATGTTGTCACCGGGTAAACAAGCCAGTCCTGTTCCTGCAATTTTGTCAACGATTACCTTCTCGATATGATAGACAAGGACTCCCTCTTCTGTTATTACGATTGTCTTTGCTTTCTTGCAACCTGCTGCGGTGTACTGAATATCCAAAAGCAGTAAGCCTACTGTGTCCTGAACCAAGTAAAGCAAGCCCTCTGTCCAGGGACCCGCTTCTGTCATCGTGAACTTGAAACTTCGCCAATCCCCCATCGGGGTTGCTGTTCTAAATCTTTGCATTTTCAGCCTCGGTTTTATTGGATTTTTTCCACACAAACGGTTAACCATGTCGCTTGTCGGTTGAAGTTTCGCTGAATCTACGTTGGAAGTAAATCCACGTTTTCTACACCTTCCTCCCCGGGTTCGCCCCCAGGAGTCAGGCCAGTCTTTTCTTCCTCTTCTATTCCGAATATCTCGGAAGCTGTTTTTTTGTAATCCTCCAGCGCCGTATCCATGAACTTATCAACCTCTTTATCCACATTCTCCAGGTCTTCAGGAACAAAGTTGCCTTTCTTCATGTCGATAAACTTCGCTTGCTTCTCATCCAGCTTCCGCTCTTTAGCTTTTGTGCTGAAAAGATCGGTGGCCTTAGTCTTTGCGCCTTCAGTTTTCAGGGTCTTATTCTCATCCTCGAACTTCTTCAACTTCTCTTCCAGCTTTTTTGTTTTCTCTTCATATTCCGAGAGATTCCGCTGCCGCGCATTGTATTCATTACCTTTTGTCTTTTTCACTTCAGCCTCCATATATCCTATAACAGTAGGATCCTCCAATAGTTGTTCCTGGCCAAAAACCTCAGAGGGATCAAGCCCCTCAGTCTTAATAAATTCCTTAATCTCTTGTAAGGTCATTTCCTCACCTTCCTTATTAGATTTCTTGCGGTCCGTAAAAGCTTGAAGCTCACCCAGGAGGGTTGCCCCCGGGAAGCCTGGCTTATTGACTGCTGAATTGCCTAAGGCAATCGCTGTAATATCCTCAATATTGACGGCTCTGATATCGTCGTCAACATCATTTATACTTATCTCAGCCTCTATTGACGCTACGTCCAGAGGTAAATGTCTGAACTCAGGATGAATATATGCCGCTATAATTGCGCTATATTTACCATTAATAATCTTGGACATGGATCCTGCAACCTCTCCGATCTCCTGACGTCCCTCCGTTTCATTTGTCTCAGCATGGTTGAAGAATAGCTTTAGGCCTGGCCAAATCTTTCTTGCCAGCCTACCTATAGCGTCCGCAAACCATGTTTTAACGACCGCACCTACTCCGACCCATGTGGCCTCCGCTTTACCTTCCTGACCCACTACGAAGGCCTTGAATAGGGGTTTTGGGTCACGACGTTTTATCTCATCAAAATAATATGGAGGGATCATCGCCTTGATCTCGGCCGCCGCCATATGTAAAAGAAGCGCCTTGAATTTCATTTTTTATCTCCTAAATAAATAATATGGCCAATCTGATCCCTTACTTTTTCCGCTATTTTCCTTGTCTCCGTCAGTTTTTCCTGGATATCGCTACCGAATACAAGAATATCAACATTTCCCAACGCAGCATAGAACTCCCTTTCCCAGGCGTTATAGAATTTCAACAGCCAGCTCGCAAGATCACCCTCCTGAGGCATCGTTAGTTCACTGAAGAAAGGCTTATTCACATCATCATTCATTTTTTCTTCCCTTTAGTTGTCTTCTTGTCTTTCCGCTTTTTCTGTGCCATAATGTCATCTCGCCTTTTCTTCTCCGCTATATCCGCAACATCCTCAATATCATGAGTCGATACGACTATCTTCGAAGGTTTGGGAGTTCCTCTTTTAACATATATGTCAATTTCTTTTGTTGTCTTTTGACTAAGGGGTTTTCTCTCTCTACTAAGATCAACCTTTATGTCTCTTGTTGTTATCATAATTTTACTCCTTTGCGGCCTCGAAAGTGCCATTATGATCAGAACAATGTTTTCTGGCCGTCGCTGCTGACCATGATCCTTTTGGGTATCGATATGCCTGATCTTGTGATCCGCCACCTTTAATGGCTCCATAAAGGACTCGATATGTTTTTCCTTTATGTCTTCTTTCTCCACTACGGATCCTAATGAATTTTTTAGGATCCTGCAACCTGCAAGCATGTTCATTCGGATACGGCATTTGAGTCCTCCCTTCCAAATAATTTTTTATCCTCAAGATCGGCCTTTAGGTCTTCGTTTTCCTTCATTATCCGATCATTTTCCTTTCCCTCATTTTCTTCCCGCCTCTTCTTTTCCGCCTCCATATCAAATCCGGGAATCTTCTCCTGGAAAGCCTCATTTGTTATCTTTCCCGCTATGGCAGCCGGTAAGTATATCTTTTCAAGATGATCCCATTGGTCTTTCGTTATAACTGGAATCTCAACGCCTATTTTTTCTGGGTTTAGTTGTCTCCCTTTACTCATTTGAGCGTTCATTTTCTCATTATATACCATCATTGATTTTCTAATAAGCTCCTCATATGCTCCGATCCATGTCAGGCGTTCTTTATTGGTAGATGCTATAACGAATTCCATTAGATTCTCGGCTGTAGCCTTATTTGACATAAATTCTGGCAGTCCCAACGCTTGGATTGGAATCCCTGTGGTCCCGGATATCATCTTGGCAAGAGTCATTATCTCGTTCTCAAGCGATTCGACTCCTTTAATATCGAATTGTGCATAATATAGTCTCGAAGATGAAACAAAAATTTTCTTGATCTTCCAATTCTTATCAGCCAGGGCAAGTTTTGTGAGTCTCACCGCCTCCTTATCAATACATTCAACCCCTAATATCGGGGATGAGAATACCCGATTGATTTCTCTCCAGTCTCTAAGCGCCTTACTTAGATTATCAATCTGAGTAAGACATTTCATTACTTTCGGAGCAGCCTCGTTAGGTTTATTAATGCGTCCTCCGAATTTTTTATAAACAAAATAAGGAGCCTTTAAAGTTTCCGGTTTATCCGTGTCTTTTGGCTGCCAAGTCATCTCTATATATTTCAAATAATCCTGCGGATCCGTTTTTATCACATATTCCTTATCCGTCCAGCTCACGTATCTTGCCGATATCAAATAATCATCTTTCTCGTTGCCCTGTTCATCCTTACTTTTCATCTTTTCTACAGCAAGCTTAAGAGCGATCTTTCCCTCGATCTCCGCCTCTTTTGCAAACTCCTGGGCCACCTCCTTGTTAAGATCGTTATATTCAAGGAATTTTTTCGCCCATTCAAGTTCAACGTCCGCGTCGTCTTTCTTTTTTACAATCTTTATTCCCTCATTTAAAATAAAAGCAGCCCTGAGATCGATAATATTCCCGGTCTGCAGCACCCCCCAGTTAGCTGTGCCGTTGTATTTCTCTGCAATTGCTCTCACCGCCGTCGCATAAGATGTGTATTCATTGCCTTTGTAACTGATCGTCTCTTCCTCAAGCTTAAAACTTTCTCGGACTAAATGCTGGAGCTTCTGGACCTCTTTATCAAGTTTGACCACACGCCCTTTTTGACTTGCGACCTTATATTTCATGGCCTGTACCCGGGCTTCATTTTTAAAAAAGCTAAATATTCCCATTATCTCCAGGCCTCCTCAGACCAGAATGTCTCTAAGTATCCCCCTTTACAATGTGTATATATCCCATACCTGGCAGCGTCCATAGCATGATCATTAAACTTAATCGGCTTAGGCATCCAATTTCCATCTTTATCTTGTTGTCTCACGTAACTTCGCTGCTCTCTGACAATATTCTCGCCCCCATCTATTATATGAATTTTCTTGTCTATAAGGAAATCAATCCCGGCAAGAACCGAGTCCGGTCCCTTCTCACAAGGTTTCGCCGTAAATCCCATATCACAAAGTTCTTGGATGGATTTGGGTTCCGCCGAATCCCAATAAGCGTTTTCATCATGCCCTACACCCCTTCCCTCCATCTTTCGGCCCAGTTCGATATTTGTTAATCCAGTCTCATAAATTATCTCTTCAAGCCAGAATTCATCAGCCTTCCTATAAATTCTTAAAAGTACCGCCGGATCTACGCTGTAGCCAAAATCGCCACCATAGAACATTTCATCCGGATTGATAATATCTTTCCAAGACATCTTCTCCTGCTCTTTCGTTTTGGTAACTACATCCCAATTGTAAATGATACCTTCCAGCTCTCCCCATTTACCTTCAAAATAGATATCATAATAGTTCTTATTATGTTTCTTCGTAGCCTTAAGCCTTTGAAGTTCTCTTTGGGTTTTCTCTAATTTCAAATAATCAGGATGGTTGTCTAGTATCGTATATCTCAATTTCCTGGCATTGCCTATGTTCTGCTCAAAAAACCGTTGGTATATCCAGGAGGTCTTCCCGATGGGGTTAAAATCGATAATTATCTGCTCGAATTTAGATTTACCGCCACGCAATCTTCTTAGACATTCATCATAATCTGGTTCTCTCAACTGTATAATTTCGTTAATCCAAATAAAATCGATGTCCGTTTGCGACTTTAGCTTCTCATAGTCCTCTTTGTTGTTGAGGCTTTGGAAGATGAACGTCATGTTGTGACATCGGGCAATCCACTTTGCTTCATTCAGTTTAAATGGCATCTTAAAAAGCTTTGCTCTTTTTTCAAGTACCTCCAAAGCAGACACCCTGAGAGCAGGAAAAGTCTTTCTAATTATTAATGCTTTAAGCGGCCTGTCGTTCTGCCAAATAGATTGGCATAAAAGCTTATCAGCAATTGAATATGTTTTACCTGCATTTGCCCCGCCATAAATAATAAGCTCCGGATCGGTAGACTGGAAAAGTTCCATATGATTTGGATTCAGATGTTGATTCAGATTAATTATCATAGCCAACACTATTAGGATTATTCTCATTTTTTCTCATTGTCTGTCTTTGGAAGAAATTTATCGGAGAGCTGATAAGTTACATTCAGATCACCCTCAACGCTTACATTCGTTGGAAGCATCTTGAAATACCAACTATAAAGAAGTCCTTGAGTATGATTATTCTTCTTTGCCCATTTCAAAATTCCCTCATAACCTCCAAGTTCTTTTACAACCTTTTCAATATTTTCTTTAGCTGTTCTTGTTATTTTATCCTTCGCTCCCTTCGGTCTGCCTGGATTTCCACGTTTGAATTTACCAGATTTATCACGAATAACCGTTTTATTTCCCTTTTTTACGGTTTCATTCATTTCTCATCACCATCATAAATCACAACTGCCACACTTCTGTCTCCTCTTTGCAGGATATTCAGATTATTTAATGTCTTATTCTTATCATTTGAATCAAATTCTAATAATAACCTCGTAGCTTTGTCTCCTGAGACTAGAGATTTCGTTGTTATACTTTTAATAAGAGCTTCAAATGCGACCTTCATTTCTTATCCTAAACCTCTTAATATTTTGCGAATTTCATCTATTGCTTTATCGCATTCTTTTCTCGAAAAACAATTAAAACAGTTCTCTTTATTTCCACTATGGGCACAACGAATTCTCCACATATCAACCCAATCCACCATTTCTGAATAAGAATTAGAATCTGGTTTTATCTGGTTCTCCCCTTTAATCTTTACCCTTGTTTCTCGAAGCATTTTTTCCATTCTATGTTGACTATTGATTAGGTCTTCAATTTGTTTTTGAGCTCGACCAAATACGTCTTCCTGTTCAGGAGTATCACCTAAAGCCTTAAAGGCTACTGCCAATGCAAGTATTAATTCTTCTCTATTTAATTTACTCGTTTCTAAAACTGGAGCTACCTTCATTTCTTCCCTTTCATGCCAAAAATCCGATTCGTGTTCGCACTAATCTGCTTTTCAATAGTATCCGTCATTTGTATGCAGTGTTTCTTCTGGTTGCTCACATCAGTTTTTATTACTCCAATGTCGATTTTCATATTACCAACATTTTCATCCGTCTTCTTCACGGTATCCTTGATTTCCCTTAAATCGCTTCCATTTCCGTTCTGCTTTTTTGTATCTCTTAAAATCTTAAGCCAGCTTCCAATAGTTGAAATCAAAAGTACGATTATTCCACCTGTTGTGATTGGCTCAACCATTTATTTCTCCTTATTTGTGGTCTTTTCCTTTTTAGTCCGTTCTTCTGCGTCTCTCCACCCCCTGTCATAAGCTATCTTATAAATATAATATGGAATCCCTAAAATTTGTGCATGCGTTTTTTTGCTTATTGGTTTGCCCATCATTAATCCTCTTCTAACAGCTTTCTAAGCCTTAAGATTTCTTCTTTCAGCTCATAAGTCCATAGAATAAAAGCCTCATTTACAATAATGCCTTTATTTACTATTATCTCTTTTCCATCATCATTAATGATTTTATTGTCTTCAATCCAAGCAATTGGATTTACTTTTACCTC